TGCCGGTGGCCAATGGCGGTACGGGAGGCAACAGTGTTGCTGCCTCTACTTATGCACCGAAAGAGAATCCGGTATTCACAGGCAGTATTTCAATGGGCAGAAAGGCCGATACAACTGTTGGTTTGATGAGTGTAGCGGAGGGGTTTGAAAACACGGCAAGTGACGAGTATTCTCACGCAGAGGGATTGAGAACCACAGCATCTGGGCGAATCTCCCATGCAGAGGGAGACGAAACCACGGCATCAGGGGTCTACTCCCACGCAGAGGGATATTATACCTCGGCCACTGACAAGGGAGCTCACGCGGAAGGGTACTATTGCGATGCGTCTAATTATTCAAGCCACGCCGGAGGTAAATATAGCAACTACATGACGAATGGCGGTGACGCGGATAATACAACCGGCGATGTCATGGTGCTTGGGAATGGAACAAGCTCCTCTGCGCGTTCTAACTGCTTCCGCGTCACCTACGCCGGTGCGGTCTATGGTGTCGGCAGCTTCCACACCACCGGCGCGGACTACGCGGAGTTCTTCGAGTGGGCTGACGGGAACCCCGATGCGGAGGACCGGGTGGGGCGGTTCGTAACCATGGACGGACCGAACATCAGAACGGCCTCTCCCGGCGACTACCTGCTGGGAATCGTCTCCGGCAATCCCTGCATCATCGGAAACGGCGACGAGGATTGGCTGGGCCGCTGGGTCCACGACGAATTCGACCGGTTTGTAAAGGAATACCTGGAGGAGGACCGGGAGGAAATCGAAGCGCCGGAGGACGAGGAGGACCGCATGAGGCTGCTGGCCGACCCGGAAATCCGGGAGGAGGACGGGCGGTATTACCGCGTGACCTCCCGCGTGGTGGACCATGAGACGCCCTCCTGGCGGCTCAAGGCGAACCCGGACTATGACCACACCCAGGCATACGTCGAACGCAAGGACCGGAAGGAGTGGGACACGGTGGGGATGCTGGGCGTTCTGGCGGTCCGGGACGACGGGACCTGCCAGGTCAACGGCTGGTGCCGGTGTGCGGAGGACGGCGTCGCCACCGCCGCGGAGGCATACATTCCCGGGCAGACCTATCGCGTGATCGCCCGTGTCTCGGACAGCGTGGTCAAGGTCGTATTCCGATAACGAAAAGACCGCCCGGAGGGGCGGCGGAAATTGACAAAACGCGGCGCTTCTGGTAAGATGAGAGTGCCCCGCGAGGGGCAGGGCGCTGTTGTATAAAAGGCGGTCAGAAAAGCTTCTCTGCGATTCCAGTCGGAGGGAGGTGGTGCGAATGTGGAAAAGGCGGATGCTTTGTGTATTCCGATTTCTGGTGTGTCTGGCATTTTTGCTGTACATACTGGCCATAAACGCGCGTTGACCGCTCGGCTAGGCCCCGAACGGTCAACGGCTTTTGTTTGACTGATTCAGGCTGACCGCCATACAGCAGTGCCCTTTTATAGCCCTATTATAGCAGACGCTCCGGCTTTGTCAATGACAAAAGCGCGGGGCGTTTTTGCGTCTCAAAAAGAGAGGATGATTTTATGTACATTCCGGAAAACACTGCCTCGGACAGTGTGGTCTAAGGAGGGCGGCATATGGAGAGCATCATCGTGGCGGCCCTGGCGCTGGTGGGGACGCTGGCCGGTACATACTTTGCAAACCGGAAGTCCAGCGCGCTGATCGCCTACCGGTTGGAGGAACTGGAGCGCAAGGTTCAGGCCCACAATAACCTGGTGGAACGGATGTACCAGGTGGAGGAACGGACGGAATTGCAGGAAGAGAAAATCAAGGTCGCGAATCATCGGATTCAAGACCTGGAAAACAGAATGGAGTGATTTTCATGAAAACGAAACTGAAAGCCAGGAACTGGTGGCGTGCCGCGGGCGTCCGCGCCGTGAAGACCATGGCCCAGACCGCGGTGGCGCTGATCCCGGCTGCGGCGACGATTGCTGCGGTGGACTGGAAGACCATCGCGGGGACTGCCGCCCTGGCGGGCGTGGTGTCGATCCTGACGTCCCTCGCGGGCCTCCCGGAGGTGACGGAGGAATGATCTGTACAATTCCCAAATCAAAAATCCGCAGGATTGCTGTCTACGTCAACACCGGCAAAAAGACGATGGCCCAGATCAAGCGGGAGCTGGGCTGTCAGTACATCCTCAACGGCGGCTTATTCGACATGGCGAAATTCGCGGCCATCAACCACCTGACCGTAGACACGCAAGTGCTCTCGGCCAACGGAAACCCCTTTGGCTACGGCATCCAGGACGGGGCGCTGGTGTTCAGCTACGGCAACAACGTCAAGGCGCCGACCTTCCTGGGTGCCTGCCCGGTGCTGGTCCGGGACGGAAGGGCCACCGGTGATGCGGCCCCGGCGGGGCTGGACGGGTACCGGGCGCGCTCCTGCGTGGGCGTGACAAAGACGGGCGATGTGGTGCTGCTGTGCGACCAGACGGCCCGCAGCCTCAATGGCATGGCCGGAGAGCTGCTTCAGGCCGGGTGTGACACGGCCATCAATCTTGATGGCGGCGGCTCCAGCCAGTGCGACTTTGACGGTAAGGTGCTGACCGGCAGCCGTGTGGTCCATAATTTCCTGTGCATCTGGACCGGGGATGCGCCGGCGGAAAAGCCCGCCAGCACCAAGAAGGTCCTGCTCATCGCCGGCCATGGGGCGGGCGACCCCGGCGCCACCGCCGCCATCGGCGGAAAGGCATACCGGGAGGCAGACGAGGCGCGGAAGGTCGTGAGCGCACTCCAGAAACGCCTGGGCGGCGTCTGCGTGGCTTACCCGTCGGACCGGGATGCATACCAGGATTACAAAAAAGGAACGCTGCGGGGCGTGGCGCAGTTCCCGGACTATGATTTTGTGCTGGAGGTGCACTTCAACGCATTCAAGGCCGGCGCGGCGGACGGGAAAACCAAGGGCGTGGAGGTGTACGTGCCGAAGGGCGGCGACAAGGCTGTTGCGGACCGGCTGTGCCGGGCCGTGTCCGCCTGCGGGCTGACGAATCGGGGCGTGAAGGAATCCAGCCTGGCGGTGATCCGCACGGCGCAGGATGTTGGTGTTCCGTCGTGCCTGCTGGAGGTGTGCTTCCTGGACGACCCGGACGATATGGCAGTCTATGCTGCGAGGTTTGACGCCATTGTCGAGGCGATTGCCGGCGTGTTTGGTGCGGTGGAAAAACCGGAGCCAGTCCCGGACGAGGCCGCGCTGGCCCGCGATTGGGTCATGCAGCAGGGCATCTCCGATGGCTCCAGCCCCGACCGGGCGGCTGCGCGCTCCGAGGTCTGGCGGATGCTCTACAGGTTGCAGAACATGCGCTGACAACAACCGAAATACGAAACGGCCCGCCATTCCGGCGGGCCGTTCATTGGTTGATCTCCGGATTGTCTGTGCGGCCCAGGAGATAGTCTACGGAGCAGTCCAGGTAGTCGGCAATGCGGGCGAGTGAAAAAGAAGATAACCCCTTCTTATCAGAAGCCTGACTGATAGCATTTATACTTAACCCGCATACCGCAAGCATATCGCGGATTAAGATATTTCGCTCTTTGGCTCGTTGTTTGATACGATCTGACAATAATCTGGAAGTATACATTTCTAATCCTCTAAAATAATCAAGAAATTTTGTGAAAAATTATTGACAATCACAAAATTTTGTGATACAATATAACCAAGTTAAGGGACGCCTTAACAATACCACAAAAAGGAGGTTAAAGCAATGAGCAGGAAAAAGAAAAGCGGCAATCAGGACAAGGCCCTCAAAACCATCATCCTGATTACCGCAATCCTGAACTTCATCAAAGCGCTGATTGAACTAATCAGCCGCCTGATGGAGTAGGGGGGAGGGACTACGGCCCCTTCCCTTAGAGGATACCTTTTTCCTGGCTCATTGTCAAGGGGCAGGGGTGGAATTATTCGTCGGATTCGTCAGAGTGCCAGTTTTTCAGGATTAGTGCAATGATAGACAAGCACAGCAGAACCTGTATTGCGTCAAACACCAGACTGGCAATTCTCAAGGATTTTTTCATGATTCCACCCCCTCCCCGCCACGGTTCACCTCCGGCACGTCCGTCCGGCCTAAGAGGTAGTCTACGGAGCAGTCTAGGTAGTCGGCAATGCGGGCGAGATTGATAGCCGTTATATTCTGGCCCTTTGCTAAATGGGATATTAAATTGATTCCAAGTTCTAAATCTTCAAGCATTTTTTTTAGTGCTACTTTTTGTGCTTTAGCTTGGAATTTTATTCGGTCAGACATTTGTTGGTTATTATACACAATTTCCGCACCTCCTACTTTGTGCAAAATATAAAATCACTGAAAACGGTGATAAATATATTGACATTCACTGTATAAAGTGATATACTATAACCAAGTTAAGGGAACACCTTAACAATATCATAAAAAGGAGGTCAAAGCAATGAGCGGGAAAAAGAAAAGCGGTCACAAGAAGCAACTCCCCACAGAGTACATACTTCTTGCAACCGCAATCCTAAATCTCATTGAAGTCTTGTGGGAAACCATCAAGCGCTTCATCGAGTGAGGGAGGGGCTACGGCCCCTTCCCTTAGAGGATACCTTTTTCCTGGCTCATTGTCAAGATAAAAAATTATGACAAAGGAGGCTTTGCCATGGAGGGATTTCAATTGGCGCTGAATGTTGTGGAACTCGTTTTCTATTCGGCGGTTATCGTCTGTCTCGTCAGGCGGTGGCGCGAATGAATGTGGGCGCGAACATTCGCCGGATTCGGGAGGAAAAAGGCATTGTGCAGGCACGACTGGCAGAGCAGGCGCAGGTCTCACAGTCGATGCTTTGCCAGATTGAACGGGGAACCAAGCTTCCCTCTCTGCCGCTGGGCGCAGAGTTGGCCCGCCTGCTGGGTTGTGAACTGCAAGAATTGCTGCAATAGTTTGCCGGCAAAACAGGCCCCCTCCAAAGCGAGGGGCCTGTTCGCAGGCTCAGATTGTACAGGATTGCGGCAGATTCTCCGCCAGAAGTTCCGATACAGGGACGTTCAGGGTCTGTGCCAGCTTTGAGAGCACCAGAAGCGAAGGATTTGCCGTGCCGTGTTCAATATCCCGCAAATAGGTAACGCTGATATCTGAATACAGGGCAAGGTACTCCTGGGACATTTTTCTCTGCTTTCGCAGTGATACAATCTTTCTACCAACTTCGTCCGGAATCGACATAAATCTCCCTCCTTTTTACTTCTTGTGGTAAAGGATAGGAAAAGTTTTCCGATTCGTCCAGACAGTATAGCTTCGGTTTTCATCGTGTGCACAAAAAACCTGGGTACAGGGCCAGGATTTCTGGCAATCGAGGCGCTCGCCCCCCTGATTGGGGGGCAGACAGCGCAATGTGCTTATAAGAAAATGGCGGAAAGCGGGACATCTAACGTAGCGGCCAATCGGTCAAGAATCAGCGCTGAGGGATTTGCTGTGCCATGCTCGATCTGACGCAGGTAATAGACGCTGATGTCGGAGTATAGCGCCAGATATTCCTGTGTTATGTCTTTTTGCTTCCGCAGGGAGACAACATTCTGACCAATCCTTGTTAATACGTACATGGGGTTCCTTCTTTCTCGCATGCCAGCGATATGTTCGTAACCTAAACCGTTCAAGCCAGCTTTAAGAGAAAAGGGGAGTCTTAAAATCATTGAAAACGCTTGAAAAATCGATGTTAGTCGCTTTCACATATGGAAAGAAGTCGCTTGACGTGCGAAGGGTCAGCGGTTCGAGTCCGTTATCGTCCACCAGTGAAAAGCCCTGGAATCTCAATGGTTCCGGGGCTTTTGGTGTTCTTGGCCCTCCTTGTGCTACACGTCATGCGTTAGTAACGCTCAGGCTTCTACTGCGCGGAGCAATTCCTCGACGTCGGTATGGACGTAGATGCTTGCAGTCGTGCTGTAATCGGCATGGCCCAGGATTTTTTGCAGAATCTCGGGCGGCATGCCGGCTTTCCTGGCGCGGCTGGCATAGGTATGACGCGTGGCGTGGGGTGTTTTCCGCACGATGCCCAGCTGATCCAGCAGCGGATAATAGTCTCGCTTCCGAAAGTTATTCGGAACATGCTGCCCGGTATAGCCTGACAACAGCTGCGCGCCCTCGGCCTGTTCAGCGAAATACTGAAAATATCTTCGGCCCTCGGGACAGATGGGGATTACCCGGTTGCGGCCGGCTTCGGTTTTCTCGCCGCCTACAACGTAGCGTCCGTGGTAATCGTCCAGGGTGAGCGCGAACAGCTCGCCGATGCGCATACCGGTATAGATCAGCATGAGGATAATTTTTGCCGTTTCGCTGCCATTCTGCTCCAGGCGCTGGATGTCGGTGTCGGAGAAAATTTCCTTTTCCTGCTTCACCTGCTCAGGCAGGCGCACGAACGAGGCAAAATTCGTGGTCAGCAGCTCCTCGCGGATAGCCCATTTGGACATTTGCGTGATGAGCTGCTTGTACTTGGACACGGTGGAATGCTTCTTTCCCATATGCGGCTCCAGGGCCTCCTGAAAATCTGCGGTGCGGAGATCCCGGAACTTCTTTTTATGTAGTCCGGAAAAAATCTTGTAGGAAATATCGTACTGCGACCGTCCGGAAGCGGTCAGGGTTTGATAATGCTCTGTTTTCCAGGCATCGAACACCTCCTCAAAGGTCATGTTGTAGCGCTCGGATATCTCTCGCCCGGCCAGGCGGTTTAGGACTTCCAATGCGGCGGTTTTTGTCTCGTAATACCCCAGGACTGTCCGGTTCCGTGCCGCGACCCACGGCCGTCGCCGGCGGCCCTGAAGCTTGTAGACGGTGCCGGTGCCGTTGGCCCGTTTGAGGGCCTTGCGCGGCTCCCTGGTCTGCTTCTTGCCGCAGAAGGGGCAAAATATGCCCCCTGCCGGGATTTCTGCCCGGCATTTGATGCAATTCACTTGATTTTCCTCCCATTGTGGAATATAATGAGAGGGCAGATTCCCGTCAAAGTTTCTGCCCGCATGACCGTCCTCGGTGTTGGTAGCACCGGGGGCGGTTTTTATTGTGCTTTCTCCAGCGCCGTGATGCGCTGGGACATGGAGCGGACCAGGTCCTTCAACAGGGCCATATCGCCCTCCAGAGCCTCTACGCGGTCTTTGGGGGCCAGCGTATCCAGAAGCGTTTGCTGACCTTCCGCCAGCAGACGGAGCTGCGGCAGGACTACGTTTTCCTGTGTGATGGCCACGCGGGTCACGGTCTGGCGCAGGTCAGACAGGTCCTCCTGCATCTTTCCCTGCACATCTTCCATCTTGCCCAGTCTGACATTGATTTGCCCGAGCATTTCCAAAATCTTTTCTTCGTTGTTCATGATGATTCTCCTTTACGCAATATTCTGGAAATCTGACGCTGAGCAATATTCCACTTCTGCATTTCCGTCTGGGACGGTATAAAGCGTATAGGTCCAGGCATATTCCGAGAGGTCTGTTTCCTCATCGAATTTTTGGTAAACTGTATCGTCTCCAAACATTCGATATCTACCATACCAGTCTATTCCGGTGGCAAAGTAGATATCGCAAATACGCTCCGGTGCGGAGACTGTAGCTGTCTCACCAGCTCGGACAAAAAACGACAGAAGAGATTCGCTCGTTTCCACATCTACCAAAATCAAGTATGCACTCCGGTCCTCCGGCGCGGAGACCGTCAGGGAGGATTCGTAGGTAATCATTTTATTATTCAGGAGCCGTTCCTCGCGAATAATTACCTCGCCGCTAGATGGGCGCATAATGGGCCTCCCATAGGTTGACGGTTTCGTCGCTTCATCTAACGTTTTCCCCCAATCTATCTTGGATGCGCCGGATAGATTTTCTGAAACTTCAAAAGCCTCTTGCGACGGAGATATATCTTCTGTCCTTTTCTCATCGGTAGGTTCTTCTTCCTCCGGATGCAATAGTTTGTATTCTTCGTTGGAATGCGGCAGCTTGGACAAATCCGGATTGGTAACTTTTTTCGCCGCGTCTTGCGATAGAGTTACAGGCTCGTCTATCTCCGCCTGCTGTGTCGGCGGATTTGCTTCCTCATTTTTAGGAAACAGAAGTGGGGACAGAATTTGTCTGGCGAATGTTGAAAAAAGTACAACCCCGCTTACAACAAGGATAACTCTAATGTCTGTGGCAAAAGTGCTTCCTCGGAATTTTTCTTTCCATCTGGCCCACCGGCTAGGGCTGCTTTCTTGCGGTGAATCTCCATTCTGCGTTGGTTCTTCGCTCGGCGGATCATCCTTTGACGGTTCATAAGACCGTTGTCTCTTGGCCGACTGCCTGTTAGCGCGGAGATAACTGTCATATTCCGCACGTTTTACCGGGTCGTACAGAACTTCATAAGCTTCATTGAGAGCCTGTGTCTTTTCTTCCGCGACCTCTGGCGTTACGTTAAATGTATCCGGGTGAAAGAATTTTATCTGCTCCCGATACCGCTGGCGGATCTCCTCGGGAGAGGCTGTCTCTGGAACACCCAGGGTATCATAATAGGACTGCATATTCTCACATCCACATCAGAATAAATACTGCTCCACCGCCAGATTTCCATACGTGTACCAGCATACAGCCTTGCGCATGAAATCCTCGGTGACATCAAAATACTCCGCGAGGCTCCAAAGTTCTATATAGCCACTTTGCAGTGCTGCATCGTACTGCTCCCTTGGGACCAGGTGTTCAATCGCCCAGCAGTCGGCGCGGTTTTCGTGCTTCTGGCGGAGATCACAGGAGGCCCAGCGGTTGTAAAAGCTGCCTGTGAGGCAATGACCCAGCTCATGGGCCAGATGAACGGCGTGGCTGGAATCACAATCCAGAATATCCAGGTCCAGACCGATAAAACAACGCAAATCATCTGCCTGAATACATAAGGAACCGGTTTCTGGAATGCACGCCGGCAAAACCGGGATACTCTCGCGCTGTGCCAATTGGTACAGTTCAACAGTATTCATGTCACCTATCCCTTCCTTTTCTTCTCAGCCTCCTCCCGCAGTTTGACCATTTGGGCGAAGCGCTTGACCTCTTCGTACATGGCGTCCGTGATTTCTCCGTCACCGCCAAACAATGCAAACTTAATATCTTCGTCGTCAATCTGGCGCGCACTGTCTCTGGTGCGTGCTTTTTCGGTCTTGAATGGATCCTCGTCAAAAGAATCGCTTTTATCTATTACGGTCCATCCGTCCCAATCCTGCCCCATCATTTCATAAACGGTGGTGCCTAACGCCAGCGCAATTCTCCCAAGCTGTTCAAGCCGGGGCTGCCGCTGATTTTTTTCATACCGCATGATGGTGACGCCAGTAATGCCGAGCTTTTTACCCAGCTGCTCCTGTGTCAATCCGGCGGATTCCCGGGCCACCTTGATTCGCTCACCCCAAGTTTCCAAGTGAATCACCTCGCTTATATCATACCACAGCGAGAAACAAAAAACAACCATTTTGGAAAATCTTTTTAATATGCATCTTGACAAACAACCGGATTGGTTGTATACTGCGAGATGAAAACAACCAAATTGGTTGCGCCGAAAGGAGGTACCCATGAAAGTAGACAACAGGAAACTGGATTTGCTGCTTGCGCGTCAACAGAAATCTTTGCGGGAACTGAGGTGTGATGGGGTTTCGCCTCAGACATTGACCCGTATTCGCAGAGGCGAAGATGTCAAACCCAAAACGCTTGGCGCGGTTGCGGCGGTTCTGAATGTGAGTCCTGAGGACATTTTAGCCGAATAGGCGCGGGCCTGTAATACCCGGAACCGGACCGGCTGGTGGAACAGGAACAGGATAGCACACAAGCTGTCCAATAAATAGGACAGAGAATTAAACTTTTCAAGAAAGGAGCGATTTTTGTGCAGATTGAAACCTTGACAGCGGCGGAGGCGACGGAAGTCCTCCGGGGGCTTGGCGTGAAGATCACGCCGGTGGTGCTGCGGGACGGACTGCTGGACCGGCGGTATCCCTTTGGCGAGTGCTTCCAGACGGGGAGCGGTTCGGTCAAATGCACCATCTACAAACGGCTGCTGGACGCCTGGATCTCGGAGCGGGCGACCGGCCTGCCGGATGTGTGCTGAGGAGGACATGAAAATGACGACAAAGGAACTTTTGGAGGCGTATTTGGAGCAGGAGCGGGTGACGCTGCTGGAGGAATTACTGGAGGTGATCCGGTGAGCAGGGACGATCAGCTGGAGCGCAAGCTGTTCCGCATGGTCAACGCGCACAGCGACGCGGTGAAGGCCGCGGAGCTGGATATGACGGTGCAGGACTACCGGCGCATGATGCGGCGGGCGGAATGGGAGCGCCGGCGGCGCTTGGAGGTCTGCCAGGGGGCGGCGGCGGTGCTGTTCTTCGGCAGCGGGCTGTGCGCGGCGTTCGGCGCGTGGTGCTTCTGGTGCGGCGCGGGCGTCCTCCCGGTGCTGGGCGCGATGGGCGCGGCGGCGGTGGCCGCGGCAGTGGGGTTCTGGTGCGACGGGTGGAGCCGAGAATGAACGGATTGGATGAGCTGTACTGCGACATCTGCGAGGCGGAGGACTACTTCCGCGAGGCGGTCCTGGAGGCCAGCGCCATCATTGAGGAATCCGAGCCGGAGCTGGCTGGAGCGCTGACCGAGCAGAAGTCCCATTTCCAGACTGCGCTGGCGGCTATGTGGATTGTGAAGACCTGTTGCATGAAAAAAATGCGCCGCCCCGGGTGCGGCAACACCTGAGACGGCAAAGACAATCAAATACACCCCTATTATGGGGCAAAAAAGGAGATTTGTCTGGATGGCAGTAAAAATCACGCAATTTGAGGCCGAGAACGTCAAACGGATCAAGGCGACCGCTCTGACACCGGCAGAGAACGGCCTGACGGTCATCGGCGGGCGGAACAACCAGGGCAAGACCTCGGTGCTGGACGCCATCGTTTGGGCACTGGGCGGGGAGCGCTACCGGCCCTCACAGGCACAGCGGGACGGGTCCGTGCTGCCACCGAAGCTACGGGTGGCGCTGTCCAACGGCATCGTTGTGGAGCGTTCAGGCAAAAACAGCGAGCTCAAGGTCACAGATGCCGACGGGCGGCGGGCCGGGCAGACGCTGCTCAATGCCTTCGTGGAGCAGCTGGCCCTGGACCTGCCCAGGTTCCTGGAGGCCAGCGACCGGGAAAAGGCCGGCATACTCCTGCGGGTCATCGGCCTGGAGCGTCAGGTAGCGGCGTTGGAGCATCAGGAAAAGGCCCTCTACGACCAGCGGACCGCCATCGGCCGCATCTACGAGCAGAAGGAAAACTACGCCAAGGAGCTGCCCAGCTACCCCGACGCGCCGGCAGAGCCGGTGTCGGCCTATGAGCTGATCCAGCGGCAGCAGGCCATTCTGGCGCGGAACGGTGAGAACCAGCGCAAGCGGCTGCGGGCGGCGCAGCTGGAGGCAGAGCGGGATCGGATGGGCAAGGAGCTGGGGCTTTTGGAGGCGCGCTACAAGACGCTCTGCGCCGATTGCGAGACGGCCACAAAGGATACACTGGACCTGCTGGACGAGTCCACCGCGGAGCTGGAGGCCAGCCTCCGGGACATCGAGGCAGTCAACGCCAAGATCCGCACCAACCAGGACAAGGCCCGGGCTATGGCCGAGGCGGAGGAATACAGCAATCAGTATGCCGGCCTGACAGCGCAGATCGAGGACGTACGCAGGCAGAAAACGGATTTGCTCAAAGGCGCGAGGCTGCCCTTGCCTGGTCTTTCGGTGGAGAACGGCGCGCTGACGTATCAGGGCAAGCCCTGGGACTGCATGAGCGGAAGCGATCAGCTGAAGGTGGCCGCAGCCATCGTCCGGGCAGTGAAGCCGGACTGCGGGTTTGTGTTGCTGGATAAATTGGAGCAGATGGATCTGGAGACGTTGCGGGAGTTCGGGGCCTGGATGGAAACTGAGGGCCTCCAGGGCATCGCCACGCGGGTATCTACCGGGCCGGAGTGCAGCATCGTGATTGAGGACGGCAGCGTTTTGACGCCGCCGGAGAAGAAACCGTGGGAGGAGGGCATTTTCTGATGGAGATCATTTCCGGCTGGCAGCCGTCGGCGTACAAGGTGGTGATCTACGGTCCGGAGGGCATCGGCAAGAGTACCTTTGCCGCGCAGTTCCCGGAGCCGCTGTTCATCGACACCGAGGGCTCCACCAAATTTATGGACGTGCGGCGGTTCAAGCCGCCCCAGAGCTGGACGGAGCTGCTTGCCCAGGTGCAGTACGTCCGGGACATGCCGGGCGTATGCAAAACCCTGGTGGTGGACACTGCCGACTGGGCCGAGCGTTTGTGTATCCAACACATTTGCGCCAAATATCAAAAAAATGGTCTTGAGGGTTTCGATTATGGGCGCGGCTATATGTACGCCTATGAAACCTTCGGCGAACTGCTCAATCTGTTGAATGCAGTCATTGATAAAAATATTCATGTTGTGTTGACTGCACACGCGGCCATGAATCGATGCGAACAACCAGAGGAGTTTGGTTCCTATGACCGATGGGAGCTGAAACTGATCAACAGCCAGAAATGCAGTACCTCAAAAATGGTAAAGGAGTGGTGCGATCTCCTTTTATTTGCAAATTACAAGACCATCGTGGTAGCAGACGGAAAGACAAACAAAAACAAGGCCCAGGGCGGCAAGCGGGTGATGTACACCACGCACCATCCCTGCTGGGACGCCAAGAACCGCTTTTCTATGCTGGACGAGCTGCCATTTTTGTTCGATGCCGTTTCTCCATACCTCTTCGATGCTCCGGCGACCCCGGCGGCAGCACCGGACCCGCCGCCCATGCCAGACCCGCCTGCCGCGGAGGGTCCGGACGTGCCTGCTGTGCTGCGGCCGCTGCTGGAGAAGGACGATATCCTGGAGGGAGCGGTGCGAGATGTCATCGCCCGGAAGGGCTACTACACCGCGGACACGCCGTGGCGCGTCATGCTGGAATCCGGCTTCGTGGACGGCTGGGTGGTCCCCTTCTGGGACAAGATTGTGGACATGATCCGGGCAGACCGGAATGAATTACCGTTTTGATGGGAGGATGCACATATGAGTGAAACCGCCAACCTGCCCCGCGAGCTGGGGTGGGACGATGAAATCTCCAACGACTCCGGCAGCTTTATCCTGCTGGAGGAGGGGGACTACAATTTCAGGGTCACGGCCTTCGAGCGGGCCAGGTTCCCCGGCTCGCAGAAGCTGCCCCCCTGCAACAAGGCCACGCTGAACCTGGCCGTGGAGACGCCGGAGGGCACGGCCAACGTGAAATACGACCTGATCCTCTACTCCACGCTGGAGTGGAAAATCTCCGAATTCTTCCGGGCCATCGGCCAGAAGAAGCACGGCGAGACGCTGCGCCCGCGGTGGAACGAGGTGGTGGGGTCCCAGGGCCGCGCCCGGTTCAAGACCAGGGCCTACACCAAGAAGGACGGCACCGAGGGGCAGGCCAACGACGTGGCGCAGTTCTACGACTACGACCCGGCGTTCTTCCAGAGCGCGCCCCAAGCCGGGACCCAGGCCCGCATGGATGGCTTCGGCGGGGCGACGCCCTGGACGCCCGGCAGCTTCTGATGGAGCTGCGGCCTTATCAGCAGGAGGCCCTGGAGGCGGTGGAGCGGGACTGGAACGAGGGCTTCCATCGGACGCTGCTGGTGCTGCCCACCGGCTGCGGAAAGACCATCGTCTTCTCCAGGATCATCGAAGACATGGTTCGCGCCGGCTGCCGCTGCCTGATCCTGGCCCACCGGGGGGAGCTGCTGGACCAGGCGGCAGAGAAGCTGCAAAAGGTCTCCGGCCTCCGGTGCGCGGTGGAAAAGGCGGAGGAGACGTGCCTGGGCAGCTGGTACCGCGTGGCGGTCGGCTCAGTGCAGAGCCTCCAGCGGGAGAAGCGGCTCGCCCGGTTCCCGCCGGACTATTTCGGCGTCATCGTCGTGGACGAGGCACACCACGTCCTCTCCGATGGCTACCAGCGGGTGCTGGACCACTTCCCCCGCGCCAAAGTGCTGGGCGTGACGGCCACGCCGGATCGGGGGGATATGCGGAACCTGGGCCAATACTTCCAGCACCTGGCCTATGAGTATACGCTCCCCCGGGCCATCCGGGACGGCTTCCTCTGCCCCATCCGGGCGGTCACCATCCCGCTCCGGCTGGACCTCACCGGCGTGGGCGTCCAGGCCGGGGACTTCAAGACCGCCGACATCGACACCGCTTTGGACCCGTACCTCCAGCAGATCGCGCAGGAGATGCAGAATTACTGCCGGGGACGGAAAACGGTGGTGTTCCTGCCCCTGGTGCGTACCTCCCAAAAGTTCCGGGACATCCTGGAGGCCCAGGGCTTCCGCGCGGCGGAGGTCAACGGCGCAAGCCAGGACCGGGCGGAGGTCCTCCGGGACTTCGATTCGGGCCGGTACAACGTGCTGTGCAACTCCATGCTGCTGACCGAGGGGTGGGACTGTCCCGGGGTGGACTGCATCGTGGTCCTCCGGCCGACGAAGGTGCGCAGCCTCTACAGCCAGATGGTGGGCCGCGGCACGCGCCTGGCTCCGGGGAAGCAGGACCTGCTGCTGCTGGATTTTCTCTGGCACACCGAGCGGCACGAGTTGTGCCACCCGGCCAGCCTCATCTGCGAGAGCGGCGAGGTGGCCCGGCGCATGACCGAGAACCTGGAGGCCGCCGCCGGGTGTCCCATGGACCTGGAGGAGGCGGAGAAGCGGGCCAGCGAGGACGTGGTGGCCCAGCGGGAGGAGGCCCTGGCCAAGCAGCTGTCCGAAATGCGCAGCCGGAAGCGCAAGCTGGTGGACCCGCTGCAATTCGAGATGAGCATCCTGGCCCAGGACCTGAGCGGCTACGTCCCGTCCTTCGGCTATGAGATGGGCCCGCCCTCGGACAAGCAGAAGGCGGCGCTGGAAAAGTTCGGCATCCTGCCGGACGAGATCGAGAGCGCCGGCAAAGCCTCGCTGCTGCTGGACCGGCTGGCGAAGCGGCGGGCCGAGGGCATGACGACACCCAAGCAAATACGGTTTTTGGAGAACAAAGGCTTTCTGCACGTTGGCCAGTGGCAGTTTGACACGGCCAAGCGCATGATCGACCGGATCGCCGCCAACGGCTGGCGCATTCCCGCGGGCATCGTGCCGGCGGAATATCAAGGAGCGTAACACATGACGGACCAAGACCTGAGAGAGGCGCTGGACTACATAGACCCGGCGGGGCTGGATTATCAGGACTGGCTCTCCGTCGGGATGGCGCTGAAAGAGGCGGGATGTACCGCCTGTGACTGGGATGCGTGGAGCCGCCGGGATGCCCGGCGGTACCACGCGGGCGAATGTGAGAAAAAATGGGACGGCTTCCTCGGCAGCGAGAAGCCGGTCACAGCGGGCACCATCGTATCGATGGCGCGTTCCAGAGGCTGGCAGCCGGTGCGACACGGCGGGCGGATATTGGGCTGGGACGACGTAATAGACATCGACGAGAAGGACCCCGGCGTGCTGGTGGACCGCAACTGGATCGAGGAGCAAGAGATCGCGGAGCCGGCGGACTGGCAGCCGGCCGAGCAGCTGGCGAAGTACCTGGGCGCCCTCTTCGACGCCGACGACAATGTGGGCTATGTGACCCGCAGCTATGAAAAGGACGGCAGGTACCTGCCCACCAAGGGCTGCTGGGACCGGACCGCCGGGCAGCTCATCCAGGAGCTGGGCCGCTGCGGCGGCGACGTGGGCAAGGTCCTGGGCGACTACGACCCCGCCGCCGGCGCGTGGATCCGCTTCAACCCCCTGGACGGCCGGGGCATCAGGAACGAGAACGTCACCGAGTTCCGCTACGCCCTGGTGGAGTCCGACACCCTCTCCATCGAGAAGCAGAACGCCATCATCCGGGAGTTGGAGCTGCCCGTGGCGGCGCTGGTCCACTCCGGCGGCAAGAGCCTCCACGCCATCGTGCGCGTCGAGGCGGGCAGCTATGAGGAGTACCGCAAACGGGTGGATTACCTCTACGCCGTCTGCCAGAAAAACGGGCTGGAGATCGACCGGCAGAACCGCAACCCCTCCCGCCTGAGCCGGATGCCTGGCGTCACCCGGAAGGGGAACAGGCAGTTCCTCATCGACACAAACCTGGGCAAGGCCGGCTGGAACGAATGGCAGGAATGGATGGAGAGCGTCACCGACGACCTCCCCGACCCGGAGGAGGAGCTCCAGACGGACCTTCCGGCGCTGGCCCCGGCGCTGATCGGGAACGTCCTCCGCCAGGGGCACAAGCTGCTGCTGGCCGGGCCCAGCAAGGCGGGCAAGAGCTACGCGCTCATCGAGCTGGCCATCTGCATCGCCGAGGGACTGCCGTGGCTGGGGTTTCCCTGCGCCCGGGGGCGGGTGATGTACGTCAACCTGGAGCTGGACCGGGCCAGCTGCCTCCACCGTTTCCGGGACGTGCGGCAGGCCATGGGCGCGCCCAGCCGCCACAGCGTGGACATCTGGAATCTCCGCGGACACTCCATCCCCATGGACAAGCTGGCCCCCAAGCTCATCCGGCGGGCGCTGAAGAAGAACTACATCGCCATTATCATCGACCCCATCTACAAGGTCATCACCGGCGACGAGAACAGCGCCGACCAGATGGCAAAGTTCTGCAACCAGTTCGACAAGGTCTGCACGGAGCTGGGCTGCGCGGTGATCTACTGCCACCACCACTCCAAGGGCAGCCAGGGGGCCAAGCGCTCCATGGACCGCGCCAGCGGCTCGGGCGTGTTCGCCCGGGACCCGGACGCCCTGCTGGACCTCATCGAGCTGCCGGTGGGCGAGGCGCTGCGAAAGCAGCAGGTCGGGAACGCTGTGGGCAGGGCCTGCGCGGACTATCTGCGCCGGCTCGGAAAACTGGGCGAGGTCGGACAGGATGACCTTTGCAGCGAGAGCGCGGCCCTGGCGGCCTGTGAGGCGGCTTTATGTGCGGAGGAATACAATGACCTGCTCCCGGTTGTGAACACTGCGCGGCAGGCCGCGGAGTGCCTGAGCGCGTGGCGCATCGAGGGGACCCTGCGGGAGTTCCCCAAGTTCCCGCCCATCAACCTGTGGTTCGACTACCCGGTGCACCGCGTGGACGAGAGCGGCGTTCTGGCCGACATCGACCCGAACAAGGAGGCACCGGCCTGGCAGCGGCAGAAGCCCGCGGAAAAGCCCAAGGACCGGCGCAAAGAACGCCTGGATGCGCTGGAGGCCGCATTCGCCGCCTGCGACATGGACGACAATGGCTGCGTCAGTATTGTGCAGCTGATGGAGTATGCGGGGAAAAGCAAAAATACAATCCGCAGCTGGGTGGATGAGCACCCTGATTTCGACCGAAACAAGGACGGGGTCAGAAGGGTCAAAAACGACATTTTTGAAAATTGACCCCGATGGAAACAGTGAGCAATCTTGGGGTCAAAAAGTCAAAACCCCTCAAATTGACCTCTGAAAAACTGACCCTGGTGGGGTCAAAAAACAGGGGTCAAAAAACACACATAGTGTGTGTTTTTTGACCACCCCTGATTTTGACCGCATACCACTTGGCGCGCGAGTGAAGATGCGCGGACTTTAGCGAGGTGAAGTGAATGGCAAAATCACAAGATAAACGGTTGGCTGTCGCCTGTCAGATGCCAGGCGGTTTGCGGAAGACGCAGCCGGGCTGCAAATACCAGCTGGAACACGACGAGGTCCTTGCATGGGTTATGACGCAGCCGGATTTGGTGAGTTTTCTCGTGTCGAAGTTGGCTGCTTGGGGCTATATCCGCTACGACAGGGAATCAGGCACATGGGGTGGTTCTGGCTGTGCAACTTGAATTTTTTCTGCCCATGATGCCGCCCACGGCGACGCACCAGGAAAAGCAGGTGCGGGTGGTGAAGGGCAAACCCGTGTTCTACGACCCGCCGGAGGTCCAGGCCGCCCGGGCGAAGCTGACAGCCCATCTGGCCAGCAACAAACCGCCCCAGCCCCTGCGTGGGGCCGTTCGGCTGGTGGTCAAGTGGTGCTTTCCCCTCTGTGGCGGCCATGTGGACGGTGAGTACCGCATCACGAAACCGGACACGGACAACCTCCAGAAGCTGCTCAGGGACTGCATGACTGCGGCGCACTTCTGGAAGGATGACGCTCAGGTGGCGTCGGAGATCTGCGAAAAGTTCTGGGCGGCTGTGCCGGGAATTTATATCTGCATGGAGGAAATAAAAGCGCCATGAAAGGAGCGGCAGCGAAGATTCTATGCGGCGACGCGCTGGAGCAGCTGCGGGCGATGGAGGCGGAGAGCGTCCACACCTGCGTGACCTCTCCGCCCTATTACGGCCTGCGGGACTATGGAGTAAAGGGGCAGATCGGCAAAGAGGCGTCACTGGAGGAATACACAGGCAGATTGGTGGCTGTATTCCGGGAAGTGCGGCGGGTGCTGCGCCAGGACGGGACGCTGTGGGTGAATATGGGGGATTGCTATGCGACAGGGACAAGGGCGGAACGCAGGCAATCCCGGAATCCAGGCGTCGGCGCCAACAGAGCGGAGGCGCAAAACAGTGTCGGGAGACTGGGAAATCCGACCGGGTGCAAGACCAAGGATCTTGTCGGCGTGCCGTGGATGCTGGCCTTTGCGCTGCGGGCAGATGGGTGGTATCTGCGGCAGGACATTATCTGGCAAAAGCCGAACGCAATGCCGGAGAGCGTAAAGGACCGCTGTACAAAGAGCCACGAATACGTATTCCTGCTTTCCAGATCAGAGCGGTATTCCTTCCATGCGGCGGCGATTGCCGAACCGGCAGCACAGCCGCGCGGGGAGAGGCTGCGAAACAGAAGAGACGTGTGGAGCATCCCCACAAGAGGCTTTCCGGGTGCACATTTCGCCGTATTCCCGGAGCGCCTGGCAGAGCTTTGCATCCTGGCCGGTTGCCCGGCGGGCGGGACGGTTCTGGACCCGTTTGCCGGGAGTGGGACGACCGGCGTGGTGGCCGCGCGCCTGCGGCGCAGCTTCGTGGGCATCGAAATCAACCCGGAGTATTGTGAAATGGCGATGGCGCGGCTGGAAGGGAGCGTAACATGTCATGAATGATTACGTTCCGGACAATCGACTTTTCTGAGGAGGCGACATAAATATGGACCCACGTGCCTGTTGGCCGGACGGGACGCCGGTTGGAAATCCATTCAGGCCCGGCTCCTTCCGGTGGTCGCTGATCGCGCAGTGGGAGTATTGGGAGGACGATACGGTGAAGGGGATGGCGGAGATCATGGATATGGCGGAGCAGAATATCCGGGATGCGATTGGCGAGGTTTTCCGGAAGACAGGCTGGAGGCCGCCGGTGAAAAGGAGCCAGGCAGGAAGAGCGCCAGGCGGCTGAGTTCACTGTGTGCGCTATATATATTTACGAACGGATGTATGCTATACTGGACTTGGGCCGGAGTTTCCCCCCTTTGCTCCGGCTCAAGCCTCCTCTCTTCAGCTGCCTGGGCCGGGGGCAGAAATACCCGGCCGCCGAAAAAAGGAGGGAACGATATTTCGGGCTGCGGAAAACGATGAAAAGTTTGGCCGTACAGTGGGTGCAAGCCCCACGCCCGGAACCATGAGGATTCGACGGAGGGGTGGCGGCATGGCCGCGAGGCTGACGGACAGGCGCAGGAAAGAAAACTGGTATCACTGCCCATACTGTGGGAAGGCGATCTTCCCGATACAGCCTGATACGCGGATTGAGCATCTGGTGCTTCGATGCAAGGCGTGCAGGCATGATATGGAGATCAACGTGTTTCCAGCAAAAGTGAACAGCCTTAGAGCCAAGAGCCTTTGAGCTAAGAGCCGTTTGTGTCTGAGATTTCTCAGGCGCCGACGGCGCTTTTCATTTGGAGGGACAGGAGGCAAGCGATGGCCCGCGGGAAATTTGAATATTGGCTGACCGGGGACGCTCTGACGCTGCTGCAAGGATGGGCAAGGGACGGACTGACGGATGAACAGATTGCCCACAACATGAGAGTCGCATACTCCACTTTTCGCATTTGGAAAGATAAATTCCCGGCGATTTCGGCGGCCCTAAAAAAGGGCAAGGAAATTGTGGATTACGAGGTGGAAAATGCCCTGTTGAACAACGCCCTGGGCGGCGATACGACTGCCCAAATCTTTTGGCTGAAAAACCGCAGGCCGGATAAATGGCGGGACAAGCCGAGAGAGAGCGGACAGGCCGAGGGCAGCGAGTACGGTGTGGTGGTGCTGCCGGAGGTGACGGGCGATGGCTGAAAAGGAGTCCCAACGCGAACCCGGCGGAGCGGGCCGCGCGGGGAGAGACGGAGCAAGGGCGCGGGCGCAGCTTTCGCCGCAGGCGGAAACGAGGCCAGGCGGACCCTGCGGCGCCGTTGTTTGGACGCCGCAGCCAAAGCAGGCGGCATTTATGAGCCGGCCGGAGGACGAGGCCCTTTACGGCGGGGCCGCCGGCGGGGGGAAATCTGACGCGCTGATCTGCGAGGCGCTGCGGCAGGTGCATATCCCCCACTACAAGGCGCTGCTGCTGCGCAAGACCTTCCCGCAGCTCTCGGAGCTGATCGAAAAGAGCCTGCGCTACTACCCCAGGGCGTTTCCCGGGGCCAGGTACAACGACAGCAAGCATGTCTGGACGTTCCCCAGCGGGGCGAAGATCCGCTTCGGGTCCATGAACCGCGTGCAGGACAAGGTGCAGTACCAGGGGCAGGCCTACGACTTCATCGGCTTCGACGAGCTGACGCATTTTACCTGCGAAGAATACAGCTATCTATTTTCCCGCAACCGCGCCAACGGTCCCGGCACGCGCTGCTACATCCGCTCCACGGCCAACCCCGGCGGCGTGGGCCACGGGTGGGTCAAGGAACGCTTTCTCACCGCCGCGCCGCCCATGACCACGGTGTGGGAGGACGCGGAGATCGTATACCCCGACGGGCGGACGGAAACACGGCGCAGGAGCCGCATCTTTGTGCCGGCGTCGGTCTTTGACAATCCCGCACTGCTTGGCAACAGCCCGGACTATGTGACGAACCTGGCCTCCATGCCGGAGGCGGAGCGCAATGCCCTGCTCTATGGCAGCTGGGACAGCTTCTCCGGGCAGGTGTTCACCGAGTGGCGCAACGATCCCGGGCATTACCAGGACCGGATGCACACCCATGTGATCGACCCGTTCCCGATCCCGGCGGACTGGGCTGTGTGGTGCGCCATGGACTGGGGCTATTCCAGGCCCTTTTCCGTGGGCTGGTACGCGGCGGACCGGCAGCGGCGGCTCTACCGCATCCGAGAGTATTACGGCTGCACGGGGACGCCCAACCAGGGCGTGAGGCTGGAGCCCTCCGAGGTGGCCCGGCGTATCCGAAGCATCGAGGCGGACGACCCGAACCTGCGGGGAAGGACCATTCACCGGGTGGGAGACCCGGCCATCTGGGGCAGCGACGGGACCGAGAGCATCGGCGCGCTCTTCGAGCGCGGGCGCGTCTGTTTCGAGCGGGGCGACAACGCCAGGATCGACGGAAAGATGCAGCTCCATCACCGCCTGGCCTTCGATGCGGCCGGTGTCCCGATGCTCTATGTGTTCTCCACCTGTAAGCACTTCATCCGGACGCTCCCCGGCCTGGTATACGACGAGCAGAACGTGGAGGACGTGGACACCGGCGGCGAGGACCACATCTACGACGAGCTGCGGTACGTCTGCATGGCGAACCCCATCGCACCGCCCAGGCGGGTACAGCCTGCGGGGAAGCCCTGGAGCCCGCTGGACACAGACGAGAACCGAACCGACAAGTACGACTATTACCGGAGGTTTTGACCATGGCCTTTTTCAGACAAGCGCCCCTGGAGACCGGCGAGCTGCCGCCCCCGGAGGCCCAGGCGGCCTTGCTGGCCACGCCGCCGGCGGCGCAGCCAATTGGCAGGAAGGAGATCGCCAGGGCGGCGGAGACGCTGACCCGCTACAAGCAGGGCAAATCCAGCCTGGAGCAGCGCATCGTGGAGGACGAGCTGTGGTGGGAGCTGCGCCACTGGGAGGTCATCCGGCGGGGAAAGCGGCCGGAGGAGCGGGGGCCGGAGCCGTCCTCGGCGTGGCTCTTCAACGCGATTTTGAACAAGCACGCCGACGCCATGGACAACTATCCCGAGCCGGTGGTGCTGCCGAGAGAGAAGAGCGACGAGGAGAGCGCGAAGGTTTTATCCTCGGTCCTGCCGGTGATCCTGGAGTACAACCATTACGACGAGACCTACTCGGCGGCGTGGTGGGAAAAGCTCAAGCACGGCACCGCGGCCTACGGCGTCTTCTGGGACCCCAGGAAGGAAAACGGGCTGGGGGACATCACCGTGTCGGAGATCGACCTTCTCAAGCTCTTCTGGGAACCCGGCATCACGGATATCCAGCGTTCGCGCAACCTCTTTATCGCGGAGCTGGTGGACGAGGACCTGCTGGAGGAGCAGTACCCGCAGTACAAGGGGAAGCTGGGCGGCGGCGTGATCGACGTCAAGCAGTACCTATACGACGATACCGTGGACACCTCGGACAAGAGCGTGGTGGTGGACTGGTACTACAAGCGCACCGCCGCCAACGGCAGGACCATTCTGCACTACGCCAAATTCTGCGGGGACGTGCTGCTGTTCGCCTCTGAGAACGACCCGCAGTACCGGGAGCGGGGCTGGTACGACCACGGGCTTTATCCGGTGGTACTGGACGTGCTGTTCCCGGAGAAGGGAACGCCGGCGGGGTTTGGCTATGTGGCCATCTGCAAGGACCCGCAGCTCTACATTGACCAGCTGTCCGGCAATATTCTGGAAAACGCCATGATGGCGACCAAAAAGCGGTTTTTTGTATCCAGCGCGACCAGCATCCACGAGGACGAGATGCTGGATTGGAAGAAGCCCTTTGTCCACGTGGAGGGCGAGCTGGACGAGAGGCGGCTCCAGGAGATCACGGTGCGGCCCCTGGACAGCATCTGCATGAACGTCCTCCAGCAGAAAATCGAGGAAATGAAGGACACTGCCGCCAACCGGGACGTGAACAGCGGCGCCGCCGGCAGCGGCGTGACAGCGGCGGCAGCCATTGCGGCGCTCCAGGAGGCCGGCAACAAGGTCAGCCGGGATATGATCTCGGCCAGCTACCGGGCGTATACCAGGCTGAGCGCCATGTGCATCGAGCTGATCCGGCAATTCTACGACGAGACCAGGTGCTTTCGCATCCTGGGCAGCGACGCGGCCGCCTGCCGCTTTGTGGAGCTGAACAACCGGGCATTGCAGGAGCAGCCCATGGGGCAGACGGCGGACGGTGTGCCGCTGGTGCGAAAGCCTGTCTTTGACCTCAGGATCAAGGTGCAAAAGAAGAACCCCTTCTCCCGCATGGAGCAGAACGAGCGGGCCAAGGAGCTGTACAGCATGGGCTTCTTCAACCCGGAGCGGGCGCAGGAGGCCATGGGTGCGCTGGACATGATGGAGTTCGAGGGCATTGACAGGGTGCGCGAGCAGGTGCAGCAGGGCGAGACCCTTCTGAACCTCTGCCGGAACCTGGCCCGGCAGCTGGACCAGATGGCCGCGGTGGTGCAGGGGCTGACCGGCAAGGATATGGGCATCGCCGCAGGCCCCCAGTCAGGCGGCGCGCCGGCCTTCGCAGGCGCGAAGCCATCCGGCGGCATCGCCGCAGCGGCTAAAACGGCCCAGACGCCCATGACCGGCTACGGCGAGCAGCTGGCAAGGCGCAGCACCCCCAGCATGGATCAGGGCAGCGACCGCGCCGCGCCGGGAGGCGGCGTATGACCCATATTTACATGGAGGCAGACGGAAACCGGCACATCGTCTCCGCCAAGGGCCACGCCGGAAGCCCGGCGGCCTGCGCAGCCGTATCGTGTCTGCTGACAGCACTGGCAGGATACCTCCGCAACGCGGGGGCGGAGGTCACGGCGTGCAGGCTGGAGAGTGGGGACGCCTATCTGGAATTCCTGGGTGCGGACGAGGCGTTCCACATGACAGTGATCGGGCTTTTGCAGCTGGCGCAGGCGGCGCCGGATGCGGTACAGGCCGAGAAAAGACTTTAGGACGTATACCACACGGGGGTTGACCCGCGACGAAATAAAGGAGAATACAGCATGCAAAATTTCAATCTGTTGGCGCTCAGACTGGACCTTTTTGACGCCGCGGCCGGTGCCTCCGGCGCGGCGGCGGGGAACGGCGGGAGCCAGGGCGAGACACAGGCAGGTCCCTCCACCACCCGGGGGGGCAAGACGGGCGAACAGGTGGTCTACGGCAAGCAGGCTGCCGCGCTGGAGGCTCCTGCCGCCGGGGAGCAGGGAAAAGAGCCGGGTGTGGTCACCACGTCCAGCACGGCAGAGGACAGACAGCGGGCCTACAGGGACCTCATCAACGGCGAATACAAGGACCTGTATACAAAGGACACCCAGCGGATCATCGACCGGCGGTTCCGGGAGACCAAGCAGCTGGAGCAGCGGCTGGGCGAATATCAGCCGGTGATCGATCTGCTCCGGCAGCGGTATGGGGCCGAGGATGTGGGGGAACTGGCCAAGGCGCTGGAGAACGACGACAGATACTGGTCCGAGGTGGCGGAAGAGGCCGGCATGAGCGTGGAGCAGTACAAGAAGTTCCAGAAGCTCCAGCGGGAGAACGCGGACCTCCTGCGCCAGCAGCGGGCGCGGCAGGGCCAGGCGCGCGCCGACGCGCAGATGCGCCAGTGGTACGCCGAGGCCGAGCAGGTCAGGGCCGCGTACCCTGGCTTTGACCTCCGGACGGAGGCGCAGAACCCGAACTTCCTTGCCATGCTCCGGGCCGGCGTGCCGGTCCTGCACGCCTACGAGGTGGCCCACATGGACGACATCAAGGCGGGCATCGCAGCCGAGCAGGCCAAGACCACCGAAAAGAAGGTGGTGGACGGTATCCGCGCCAAGGGCGTCCGGCCCCCGGAAAACGGCACGGTCCCGCAGAGCGGCTTTACGGTCCGCGACGACGTGTCCAAGCTCACCAAAAAAGACCGCGCGGAGATCGCGCGGCGCGCGGCTAGAGGGGAAAGAATCACCTTCTGACAGTACGACAAACCAAATCGAAGCCCGGCAGCTTTGCCGCCGTACGGATGCGGCGTGCCCCTTGCGGGCAGGCGGGTCTGATTTGGCGAGGAAGAACAACGAAACGTGCGGAATGGATTCCGCCCGCAGGGCGGAAGGACCGAAGCGAGACCCGGCAGAGCGGTCTTGCTTCGGAGAGGAAGAACAATGGAGCAGAGTGGAGTTTTCGGCGGAGGCCGGAAACGAAACGTGCGGAATGGATTCTGACGAGAAAGGAGATATCATGAAAACCTTTGAAATCAAGACGCTGCTGCCGCTGTGCCTCGTCCTCTTTGACGGCGCCAGCAACGCAGCAGCGCCCAACTACAACGTCAACGTCACCACGGCAAACACCACCGGGAACGATCTCTCCCCGGAGATGAAAACCTACTACTCCGACTATCTTCTGGACCTGGCGGAGCCGGAGCTGGTCCACGACCAGTTTGGCCAGAAGCACCCCATCCCCAGGAACGGCGGCAAGACCATCGAGTTCCGCCAGTACGACCCCCTGCCCGAGCAGCTGACGCCGCTGAGTGAGGGCGTGACGCCGGACGGACAGTCGCTCAATGTCAAGACCGTGACAGCGACCATCAGCCAGTACGGCGGCTATGTGACCATCAGCGATATGCTCCAGCTCACGGCCATCGACAACAACCTGGTACAGGCCACCAGGCTCGTCGGCTCCCAGGCGGGCCGCACCCTGGACACCATCACCCGCGAGGTCATGGCGGCGGGGACCGTGGTGCAGTACGCGGGCGGCAGGACCAGCCGCGCGGCCATCTCTGCGTCGGACGTGCTGTCGGTGGACGATGTCAAAAAGGCGGTGCGGTTCCTGGAGAGCCAGGACGCGCCCAGGATCGGCGGCTACTATGTGGGCATCATCCACCCGTATGCCAAGTACGACCTGATGAAGGACCCCGACTGGAAGTCGCCCCATCAGTATGTGGACACCGAGAACATCTACAAAAACGAGATCGGTGAGCTGTACGGTGTGCGGTTTGTTCAGTCCAGCCGCGCGAAGGTCTTCCAGAAGGCGGGGGCGTCGTCCGCGGATGTGTACGCGACCATGATCTTCGGAGACGACGCCTACGGCGTGACGGATATTACCGGCGGGGGCCTCCAGCACATCGTCAAGCCCCTGGGCAGCGCCGGCAGCGCGGACCCCCTGAATCAGAGAGCGACTTGTGGCTGGAAGGCCACCAAGACTGCCGAGATTCTGGTGCAGCAGTACATGGTGCGCGTCGAGAGCGGCGCCAGCGCGTAAAGGAGGAACTGGGCATGATTGAAAACGGCGGGCAGAGGTCCAAGGGCCAGAGGGACAGCGCCGAGGAGCTGGTGGCGTACACCGCGCCGCTGATGCCCTGGCGGACGGACCGGGATATCTTTGTGGCGGTCAACGGCGAGAGCATCCGCATCAAGCGGGGCGCGGAGGTGCAGATCAAGCGCAAGTTCCTGGAGGTCATCGAGCACGCGGAGGCGCAGGAGCTGGCGGCCTATCAGTACATGAAGAAGGCCCGGAAGCAGGGCGAAGCCATCGCCAATCTATAGACAGGCACGGCGCGGCGTGGGGGAGCGCCCTGCGCGCCGCGCGTCCTTCGGGAGGGATACAACATGCGCAATCGAATCATCCGCTGCGCTGTACAGGACGAATTTATCCGCGGGGCCGGACAGGTCATCGGCGCGGCGGGGAGCCACGACGACGTGGAGCTGGAGCTGACCTTCTCCCCCATGTGGGACGGAACGGCGAAGCGCATCGCCTGGTTCGACGCGCTGGGAGAGAGCACGGTGCTGACAGTGCTTGGCACCAACCTTCTGGTCCCGGGAACAGGCGGCACCTACCGCGTTCCGGTCCCGCATGAGGCAAAGGCAGTGGAAGGCGATATGCGCCTGACCATCCGGGGCGCCGTGGTGAAAAACGGCGTAGAAACACGGGCAGTCGTTGCAGCGACAGCCTGCTTTCGCGTGCTGCCGGCGCTCTGGGACCCGCTGGCTGAGGAGACACAGGACGTGACACCCTCTCAGGCGGACCAGATTCAGGCGGAAATCGAAAAGATCAAAGACGATATTGTGGACGCGGCGAAAGCGGCGGACGCACTGGAACGAACCCTGGAGGCCGCCGGCAACGCCGCTGCAAGCGAACAGAACGCCAGGCACAGCGCCGCTGCGGCGCAAAGGAGCGCGCTGGATGCCTCTGAGGACGCGGAAAAAGCCGCCGTATCGGCAACAGAGTCACAGCAGAGTGCGCTGCATGCACAGGCAATGGCGGAGACAGCCACACAGTACAGCGGAAAGCCACCGGTGATCCGGAACAAAACCTGGTGGACCTGGAATGCTTCGGCCGGACTCTATGCAGACACCGGCCAGCCAGCCAGAGGCGAGGCGGGCCTGGCAGGCGCACAGGGCCCGGAAGGATCGCAGGGGCCCCAGGGCGTGACCGGTCCGCAGGGACCGGCCGGGCCGCAGGGCGCGCAGGGGGAGGCCGGTCCGTCCGGACCGCCCGGACCGCAGGGGCCACGGGGGCCGCAGGGTGTCCAGGGGCCGCAGGGGCCGCGGGGCATCGACGGCGTGGCAGTGGAGACGACGGGCATGGCGGCGTTCTCTGTGACAGAGGACGGGCATCTGCTGTGCAGCTTCACCGGAGAGGCATCGCCGGACTATTATATCAACGATGCGGGGCATCTGTGCCTCGCGCTGAAGGAGGCAATGGCATATGCCGACGATTGATCTGGGGCAGGTGGTCGGCCCACGGGGGCCGCAGGGTACGCCGGGACCTGCCGGTCCGCAGGGCGCAACCGGGGAGACCGGGCCCCGCGGCGCGCAGGGACCGGCCGGGCCGCAGGGCGCACAGGGCCTGCAGGGGCCGCAGGGTGTCCAGGGGCCGAAGGGCGACAGGGGCGACCCGGGCCTGGTGGTGACCACAGGCACGGCGGCGCTCACTGCGGGCAGCTCCAGCCTGGCCACCGGCACAGTCTACTTCCAGTACGAGTGAGGACGACGCGATGGACGGATACATCAGCGTAAACGGCAAGGCCCGGAGAATCAAGGCGGTCTGGGTCGGCGTGAACGGCAAGGCCCGGAGGGCGACGCGCGCCTGGGTCGGTGTGGCCGGAAAGGCGCGGCCCTGGTTTCGCACGGCGCTGGAGCCCGGATACACCATCCGCGCACGCATCAGCGGCTATTCGGACCCGGACCTCTTTGGCGTACTGCGTCTCGGGACAGAGATGATCCTGCTCAATCCGGCACCCTCGCCGGCCGCGCCAGTCCCCGAGGTGTATTCAGAGTTCGCCCGGACTGTGCCGCAGGGGTCGTCTGTTGCCGTTGGCTTCCTGGACCTGAGCCCCTATGGGCCGACCGATTTATATGTGTACATGGACGGGCAGAGTATGCCGACAGAGAGCAAGCCCACCGAAACGCCTGAGGGCACGATGTATATGTCCCTGACGCTGCCGTTGGGGAGAGATGTGGACATGGATTTCGTCTTTACCAGCACCGGCGGCTCGATGCCGATGAACACCATGACCGTCAACATGACATCTGCCGGCTGAGGGGGGGTGCAGGTATGTACATCAACGCGGATATCATCATCGAGGCTGCGGCGCTGCTGGGGGCGCTGGGGGTGCTGGGCGGGGCGGTCTGGTCCATTTTCAGGATCTATGCCACGGACCGGCGGCAGGCGGAGATCAACCGGGCGCAGCAGGAGGAGCTGACCATCATCTGCTACGGCCTGCGCGGCGCGCTCCAGGGGCTCATCGAGCAGGGGTGCGACGGGCCCTGCAAGGACGCGCTCCAAATGCTGGACAGGCACCTCAACCAAAAGGCCCATCGGGAGGAATAAAAAGCCGCCCCCCGGCGGGAGCGGCGGCGGAAATTGACAAAATGCGGTGCACTGCGGTATAATGGACGCGCCACCCCCGGACGGGGGCGGCCGGAAGGGCACTGTTACATAGAGGCGGTCAGCCCACATCCCCTGCGATTTTCATCGAAGGGAGGTGGCGCTGATGTGGAGGTTTCCACGCAACGCACTGCGGTTTCTGGTATGTCTGGCCTTTGTGCTGTACATCCTGGCCATAAAAGTGTGTTAGCCGCCCGGTGGCACCCGAGCGGCTAACGTTCTGTTGGTTCTGATTTCGGGCTGACCGCAGTAACAGCTGCCCTTTCGTCAATTATACGGCTGCGCTCCGGCTTTGTCAATGACAAAAGCGCGGGGCGCTTTTTATGGGGCCCCCACGCGGCCTGACGCGTGGGGAGAAGGAGGAACCGCGGAGCAGAGTGGAGTTTTCGGCGGAGGGCATAGCCCGGCGGCGGAAACGGAACGGGCGGAGCGGATTCCGACGACGCGGAGCGCTTTTTATGGGGCCCCCGCAAAGCGGAAATTGCAAAACGCGCGGCTAGAGGGGAAAGAATCACCTTCTGACAGTACGACAAACCAAATCGAAGCCCGGCAGCTTTGCCGCCGTACGGATGCGGCGTGCCCCTTGCGGGCAGGCGGGTCTGATTTGGCGAGGAAGAACAACGAAACGTGCGGAATGGATTCCGCCCGCAGGGCGGAAGGACCGAAGCGAGACCCGGCAGAGCGGTCTTGCTTCGGAGAGGAAGAACAATGGAGCAGAGTGGAGTTTTCGGCGGAGGCCGGAAACGAAACGTGCGGAATTGATTCTGACGAGAAAGGAGCTGTCATGAAGATCAAAGAGGCCATCACCCGGGCGGATGCGCTGCGGCCCAACGCCTGGGACGAGGCGCAGAAGGCGGCGTGGGTCTATGAGCTGGAGGGGCGGCTGGCGGTGGTGCGACACGCGCCGCCGCCGGCGAGAATCTGGCCCTGCGACGCGAGCCTTGCCATGCCGCCGCCCTACGACAGCATCTATCCGCTGTATCTCTGCGCCATGATCGACTGGGCCAACCAGGAAACGGCGCTGTATGCCAACGATATGACGGTCTTCAACGCGGCCTACCAGGACGCGATTGCCTGGTGGCGGCGGCGGCACAGGCCGGGACCGTCCCGGAATTGGAGGGTGTTCTGATGCTGCCGAGACTGCCCTGTGACCTGCCAGGGACGGAGCGGGAAATCCTGGCGCTCCAGGGCATCAACTACTCCGACAGCTGCCAGGACGGGGATCTGGCGGCGTGCGAAAATCTGTCCACCCGGCGCTATCCCTACTTCTCCACCCGGCGGGCGCGGACACACCTGGCGCAGTACGACGGGGCCACGGCCCTGACGGCGTGGGAGAAGCTGGTGGTGGTGAAGGGGACCAGGCTCTACTACGATGGCGCAGCGGTGGGGACCGTCACGGCGGGGGAAAAGCAGTTTGCCGTGGTCAACACCAGGCTGGTCATCTGGCCGGACAAGAAATATCTGGACCTGCAGGAGCGGACGCTGGGGAGTCTGGACGCGAAGATCGCGGCGGAGAGGGCTGTCTTTACGGCCGACACCGTGACGCTGACCGGCGCGCCGGTGCTGACGGACCGCTTTCGGGCGGGCGACACCGTGACCATCTCCGGGTGCACGGCGCTTCCGGACAACAACAAGGCTGTGCACATCGTATCCCTGACCGGCAAGACCATCACGGTACCAAAGGACGCGTTCCAGGCCGGGAGCGAGAATCACACGGTCACCATCGAGCGGCGGGTGCCGGACCTGGACTACATCTGCGAGAGCGAAAACCGCCTCTGGGGCTGCTCCAACTCAGAGCGGACGATCTTCGCCTCGGCCCTGGGCGACCCCTGCAATTTCTACAGCTACAACGGCGTCTCCACTGACAGCTATGCGCTCTCTGTCGGCTCCGAGGGACCGTTCACCGGGTGCTGCGCCCTCTCGGGCGGTGTCCTCTTCTGGAAGGAGCGGACGCTGCACAAAATGCTTGGCAGCTACCCGGCGGAATACAGCCTTCACAGCTACAGCGTGGAGGGGTTGAAGGCCGGGTGCCACAAGAGCATGGCGGTGGTCAACGAGGTCCTTTACTACCTGGGCAGCGGCGGCGTCTACGCCTACGCCGGCGGCACGCCGCAGCGGATTTCCGCGGCGCTGGGAGACCGGCCCTTCTCCGATGGCAGAGGCGGAACGGACGGAGAGCGGTATTACCTGTCCGTGCAGGACGGGCAGGTGCGGCAGCTATTGGTGTACGACACCCGGCGGCAAATCTGGCTGCGGGAGGACGACATGGCCTGTGTGGACTTTGCGAGGCTGGGAAACGAGGTCTATTTCCTGACCAGGGACGGAAAGGTCTGTCTGGCGGACAGCGGACAGGAGGACCCGGAGGTGGCGTGGATGGCGCAGTTTACGCCGTTCTATGAGACGATCCAGGGCCGGAAGCGGTATTCCCGGCTGATCCTCCGCATGGAGCTGCCCAAGGGCGCCTGGATGGAGGCGGAGGCCAGAAGCGGCGGCGGGCGCTGGGAATCCTGCGGAAAGAAAATCGGCCAGGTGGACGGCGTGGTGACCATGGTTCTGCCGGCCCGCCGCCGGGACAAATGGGAGCTGCGGCTCCGCGGAGAGGGGCCCTGCACCATCCTGGGGGTCCTGCGGGAATTTACAGTGGGGAGCGAGCGATAACCACAATCGCAGCTTTGTACCTTGTCAACCTCATATCGAGACAGCGGAGAAGCTTGAAAAAATGCTTGACATGGGTATACACCCACAGCATAATGGGTATGTACCCATAAAGGAAAGAGGTGACAGGCATGGGAACCGAGGCCGAAAGGCAGGATACCAGGAAAGCAATGGCGTTTGACCTGTTTGAAATCCTGGACGAAAAACCGGAGCAAACGACATACACTGCGGAAGAAATCAAGAAAATCATTCGTGTGTATATCAAAACGGCAGACCAGAGGTAAACCGGAAGGAACGGGGCCGGGAAGCCGGTTCCGTTCCGGAAGAGGGATGGGATGACAGCAAAAGAACGCTATGACGCAAAGACCGCCGCACGAGTCAGCCTGAAGCTGAACAAGGTGACAGACGCTGATATTCTGAAGCGGCTGGAGGCGGTTCCAGGCAAACAGGGCTATATCAAAGGCCTGATTCGCGCTGATATAGCAAAAGAAGATTCCGGCCAATAAAAGAGAGCGCCCACCCTCCAGCCAAAGGAAGCTCCTGAAAACATAAAACTGCATATACCATCATCCCCGCTGTCTCGATATGAGGTGGCGGGGATATTTTAATTGGGAGGGTCCATATGGCAGCGGTATTTCCGGAATCCATGGAGCGGCTGGAGGGGGATGCGGAGAAGAATTTCTCGATTCTCGACGCCTACATCCGCTATATGAGCGAGCGCATGGAATTCTCCATGAAGAATATGGTTCGGAACGTCAACGAGGCCGGCGTCTCCACGGCGGAGATATTCCTGAAAATCCTGGATATGGGCAATGAGGTTTCCATGCTCCAGAGCGGCGCGAGCCAGATGACCGGCGAGATCAACGGCATCAAGGGCCGGCTGGGCGAGATGGATGGCGATCTATCCGCGCTGCAGCCGCGGATGGGCACCGTGGAAACGGCAGTCAACCGCTTATCAAACGACCTGGCGGCGCTCACCGCCCGGGTGGAGGCCCTGGAGGCCAAGGAAGGAGAGGCTTGATATGGCAGCCATTTTGAACAAAAAGGACGAGGACGCCATTGCCGCGGCCAAGGCGGACTATGCCGCGGCGCAGGCCCGGGGCGACAAGGCCGCCATGGAGGCTGCGCATCAGAGGGCGGAAGCCGTTCGCGCGGGCTACGGCTACTCCGGCGGCGTGGATGGCAGCCAGTATATCCCGAAAACCGAAGGCGGCGCGGGCAACTCCGGCGGAAACAGCAGCTACAAGCCCGGCAGCGCCGGCAGCACGCAGAGCAGCAGCACGCAGAGCGGCAGCACATCGGGCAGCGGCGGCACGTACATCCCCAAGGACAACAGCGGCAACGACTATGCGGCGCTGGTCAATATGTCGCCGGTGCACCGGGCAGCGATGGAGGCGGCGAAGCTGAAGTTTGCAGACGCCCAGGCCCGGGGCGACAAAGATGGCATGAAAGCTGCCAACCAGGAGGCGGAAACCATCCGCGCCTTCTACGGTTACTCCGGCGGCGCGGACGGGAGTGAGTATATCCCGCTGAATCAGGGGCTGGCGGGGAATTTCAGCTATCAGAGCGCCCCTGCCTATCAGGACAAGTACACGGACCGGATTGACGAGCTTTTGAACGATATCCTCAACCGGGACGATTTCTCCTACGACGCCCTGGAGGACCCCCTCTACCAGCAGTATCGGGACCAGTACCGCCGGGAGGGCGAACGGGCCATGCAGGACACGCTGGGCCAGCTCTCGGCCCGGACCGGCGGCCTGGCTTCCTCCTGGGCCGGCACGGCGGCGCAGCAGCAGAACGACTACTATGCCTCTATGGCGGCGGACAGGATTCCGGAGCTCTATCAGCTGGCCTACTCGATGTACATGGACGATATCGACAGCCAGGTACGGGACCTGGGGCTGCTGGAGCAGATGAGCAGTACCCAGTATAACCGCTACCGCGACACCGTGGAGGACTGGCGCAACGACCGGAGCTTCGCCTACAACAAGTACCGCGACGACATCGGGGACGCGCGCTACGACGACGAGATGTCCTATAACCGGGACCTCTACACCAGCGAAACAGAGTATAACCGCGCACTGGACAAGGCAAAGACGCTGGCGGCGCTGGGCGACTTCTCGGGCTATCAGGCGCTGGGGTACAGCGCGGAGGAAATTGCGCGGATGCAGAGCGCCTACGCCCTGGCGCAGACGCCAGCCTACGGCGGCACGGCCTCCGGGGGGACCGGCGGCGGCTCGGCCTCCAGGGGGACCGGCGGCGGCTCCGGGGCGCCGGATGCGGCGGCGGGCACCGGAAACGGCGGCATGGACCTCTATGGGCTGTTCCAGGCGGCCAGGGAAAGCGGAATTGCGCCCGACGTATTCCTCAAACAAAAAAGCAACTACAAGAAGTATGGCTTCGACAGCGCGCCAGGCTACAGCGCCTATGAGGACTGGCTGAAGCGGCAAAACGAGCTGAACGCCGCCTATGAGCACAGTATCAGCCGCGGCGGCAGCGATGCGGCGCCCGGCACGCTGATTACGATGGTACAGCGATGGGTGCAGAACGGCGAGATCAGCGAGGAACTGGCGGCGTCCATGCTCGGGCAATACGGCATCCATGTCTACGGGAGTTAAGGAGGGACCTGTATGGGCAAGATCGACTGGGGAAAGACGAAAGCCATGGCCACGCGCAACCCGTCGCCCGCGCAGCCGGCCCAAAGCGCGCCAACGCAGCCGGCCCAAAGCGTGCCAACGCAGCTGGCCCAAAGCGTGCCAACGCAGGCGGGCGCGCCGCAGCGGGTTTCAAAAATCGACTGGGAAGCAACGCGGCGGGCCAATGGACTTTTAACGGCCTCCCAGCTGCAGACGCAGCAGGCGGCGCGGGACCGGGAGCGGAACGCGGCGCTGGAGGCCGCAGACCAGGGCAGGAACCGAAACGGCTATGCCTCCATGGCGGCGCTGAACGCGGAAACCAACGGCGCCTCCTACCGCGCCGCAGCGGCAGAACAGGGCGCTGCGGGGGCACCTCGTTTCGCGGACCATGCCACGATTCCCTCCGGCCCCCCACGGACGAATCCCGCACCCAATGTGACCGCAGAGCGCCAGATGCGAATCTACGACGGCTCCCACGGGCGGGTGGACCCTGGCGCGCTGGGTGTCCCCGGACAGCTGCAAAGCACGCTGGAGGGAGGCCGCGGGCGTGTCAGCCTGCGCATGCAGGGCGTTCCGCAGGCGATGCAATACACCGCAGAGGGCAGCCGGGGCGGCGCTGTGGCCTCCAGGCCCAACCGGGGCGGCAGCGGTCGGGTCGGCGGCGGCTTCGGCACTGCGGAGGCGCAGCGGACCACAGATTATATGGCACTCCAGGACGAGATCGCCCAAAAGCGGGACCAGCTGGTCAGCTGGCGGACGGACATCATAGAGGACCCGGTGCAGTATTCTCAGTACAAGGCGCTGCAAAGCGAGATCGAGGACCTGGAGAACAGGCGGAAGGCCATGGAGCGGGAGACGCCGGCCTTGAAGGGCGAGAGCGCCCTTGACCGGTTCGACCGCACCATGCAGGGCGTTGTGGATGCAGTATTCAGCTTCGACCCCTTCCAACCCCTCGACGACTGGGGCCGGGAGATGCAGACCCGCATGGAAACCGGCGGCAAGGCCGAAAACGGGAAAAACGCCAGCATCGGAGACATCATCGGCGGGGCGATTATCACAGGCATGGCCGACTTCAACAAGCAGGTGGCCAGCGGCCTGGATTTCCTGATCCCGACCGACTTTTTGGGGGAATACGACCCCTTCTCGGCGCTGAACGACCTGACCACCGAGAGTCAGGCGGCGCTGCGCGCCCGGCAGGAATACGCGCTGGACGACCGCTCCCAGGCGGCGAAGACCGCCAGCGAGATTGGCAGCGGCACCGTGGCGGCGCTGCCCCAGGCCATCACGGCGCTGCTCAGCCTCCCGGCGGCGGGCATCCAGTCCACCGCGGCGCTGGCCCCCCAGGCGAGCGGACTTGCCAGCTCCATCTCCCGAGGCGTCAGGACCATCTCCCGAAACCCGGGCTGTTGGCAGAGCTTTCTCACCACCGTGGGCGGCGAATATGAGGACGCCGCGGCCCAGGGCGGTGAGGGCTGGGCCGCGGCGCTGGCGGCCATCGTCTCGTCCATGGCAAACAGCGTGGTGGAGGTGGGCGGCGGCATCCAGACGCTGCCGGGGAACCTTCAGAACCCCGGAACCTCGGCCCTTCTGGAATGGTTCAAGTCCGGCCTGGACGAGGGCAAGGAGGAAGTGATCCAAAGCCTGATCTCCGGCATCACGCAAAAGGCCCTGGTGAACGGCGACAAGCCGGTATTTTCCATGACCGATGAGGACGCCATTATAAACCCGCTGTCCCTGGCGGAGGACTTTGGCATGGGCGCGGCGGTGGGCTGGACGCTGGGCGGCGGAGAGGCGCTGTTGACGGGTGCGCTGAACCGGCAGGCCCGCAAAGAGAACACCAGCGCGGCGCGCACGGCGCAGGCGGAGGCATACGCCCCGCCGGTCCCGGAGGCGCAGGAGGCGGCGCCCTATGGTACGGAGGAATCGAGATACCGGCCGGAACCGGCGGTGATTGACGCGGAGGGCGCCATGCAGGACGCCGCGCTCTGGGAGGCGGCGCAGGAGGCCGCTATGCAGCAGGAGGGATCACCGCCGCTGGAGAATGCGGGCCAAAATTCGGATGCCGCAATTCTGCATGACATTTCCATGACCAACGCAGATCAGATTACCGCGAATACCACATCGCTACCCGCCGGAATTCTTTCAAACCTCAGCCGTGCGCGGACATACTTCCTGGATTTTGCCGGAAGACATTTTCCAAAGCGTGTCACGGTGCGGGAGAATGGAAAAACCATTGATATACCGAGAAAGGGCCTCTCAAAGCTCATGAACGGCGTGCTGTCCAAGGAGCTGTATACGAGCGCTTTCCACGTGCCGGCGCTGCTGGAGGCTGCTTCCAGAACCGGGCAGGCGGAATCCTACCATCAGGACCCCAATATTCCAACCTATGAATACTACGACAGCGCCATTTCTGTGGACGGAATGGAATACGTCGCCCACATCCGGGTCAAAAACACGAACATGGGCGACAAGTATTACGGACATACGATCCGTGAGCTGGACAGGATAAAAATAGAGCCGTCCCTGCGAACCTCCGCTGTACAAGGACAGACGGTACAGCCCGGAAATGCGGACGACTCTATGGCCGCAGCCGGCGACGCCAGCTTGACCACTTCCAGTATACCACAGGACGCCGGAAGCGTCAAGGGCGGGGGCGCTGTACAGGATGCCGCGCTCTGGGAGGCGGCGCAGGAGGCTGCTATGCAGCAGGGGCAGACTGAGAGTACGGCGATCAATACGGACCCGGCAGCGCATACGCCGAAAGAGCAGGCGATGATCGAAGAATATCAGGCGGCGGTGGATGATGCTGTCAAGGGTGTTTTTGAAAGCTACCTCAAGAATTCGGAACAAGCCTTTTCCAGATACAATATTTCGTCTGTTACAGCCCGGCAGGCTGCGGATGCGAGCAGGCTGCTCGGCGGCGATTATAGCGGATATCGCAATGCCATCAACTCCAACGGCGTGCGCCATATTCTGAACGGGCACGGACCGAACGGTACGGTTGACAGATCTCTGGCAGACCTGAACGATGCTGGACGGATTGGCTATGTTTTGGAGCATTATGACGATGTAACTCTTGCGCGGTATGCAAGCGGAGAGCAAAATTTCAGTGATGAATTCAGAGGCGCTGACAACCGACCGGCACCGATGCTGATCTACAGCAAAAAAGTAAACGGAACCTATTATGTTATCGAGGCAATCCCAGAATCCCGCTATAAAAAATTTTGGGTTGTCTCAGCATATATGAAAGCAGGAGATGTTACGCAAGCTCCCAATGCCAAAGGCCCCGGGAATACGCCCAAAGCGTCTCTTGCTTCTCCATCTCCTGCCAATGCGAGCGTAGCACAAAAAACTGACGGTGTCAAGGGAATCAACACAACGGACGCCTCCCGGTTTGCGGCCGGTACCGATTCTGCAAATGTGGCTTCTGCTGCTCCAGATGTATTACAGGCCGGCTTCGATGTCAAGGCTGGGCGGGAGCAGCTGCAACGATATGCCGACGCCTTTGGCGAGCACGGGCGGAGGGCGCTGCTGGCGGCCTATGACGGGGAGACTGCCTCCGACCGCTACTACGCGGGCTTTGCCGCGCAGTACCAGGCGGGCCTGACGGGCCTGGACGCCGGGAAGGCGCGGACCGGGAACCTGAATCAGGCGCAGCAGTACGCGGCCTATACCGCAGGGCAGAACGACGCCAGGGCCAGCCTGGAGACGGAAAGACAGGCGGCACGGCTGCCGGATCAGTCCGCGTCGCTGGTCCGGAACGAGCAGGCCAGGGGCCTCCCCGAAGCACAGGCAGACTTCCTGGACCGGCTGGCGCGGGAAGCAGGCGTCCATATCGAGCTGACCGGCAGCATCGCTGACGAGGCCGGAAATCCGGGCGCGGCCAACGGCGTCTATCTCCCGGAGCGCAACACCGTCCGCATCGCCATGGACGCGGACCAGCCCCTTATGACGGTGGCGGCGCATGAGATCACGCACTATCTTCAGGATACGGCCCCGGAGGACTACCGGGCTTACCGGGACTATGCCAACCGGGCGCTCTCCGAGCGGCTGGGCACGGCGGCGGTGGAGGAGGCCATGCGGCGGTACGCCGCCCACGGGCAGGAGCTGACCGTGGAGCAGGCCATGGACGAGGTGGCGGCGGAGTTCGCTGAGGCCATGGCCAGGGACGGAAGGCTCTTTGAAAATCTGGCGCGGGAAAACAGGCGCATAGCCCGGCGGGTGCTGGACGCGTTGAAAGCGTTTCTGGAGAAGGTGCGGCGGGTCTTTTCCGGCTCCCGCGCGGCCCGGAACAGCGAGGCCATGCGCGTCTACGGCGTGGACATGGACACCCTGGAACAGGCCGCGAAGCTCTGGCAGAGGGCCTATGACGCCGCCGGGAGCGCGCAGGGAAGCGAAAACGCCGCCACAGGGGGCGGCGAGGAAAGATATTCCATTCGGCAGACAGAAGACGGGAAAAAATACGTCCAGGCGGACCGGCAGGTGATTTTCGGAAACGACCCGGCTGCCTGGGGCCAACAGGTGGAGGACTACATCAACGGGAAAATCCGCCGCGGGCAGGACGTGCAACTGGCCGCCGAGGACGGAGACGTGCTGACCCTGACAGCGGATACGGCGGGCAAGGCAAAGCACGCATTTCTTCCCAACGGAAAGCCCATGACGGACAGCCAATATTGGACCAAGGTCAACGCGGAGGCGCATATTGACGAATTGGCGCAGGTGTCCACGCGTACCGCTGAACGGAGCGACGCAGATAACCGGCATGGCAGCTTTGCCGCCAACGGCTGGCAGTATCGCACAGCGTATTTTCAAGATTTTGACGGGAAATACTACCGGTTAAGAATTTCTGTTGCCAAAAATGCAAGCGGAAACGTAGTGTATAACATCGGGCAAATTCAAGAGAGAAGCCATCCCCATGTTAACGGCTCTTCCACCAAAGGCGGCGCTCTAAAAGATGGGGAGACTTCTCCTACAATCAGTATATCCAAAACCGGCGGAGAAGTCAACACGCAATTTGACGCAGCGGGCGGCGAGGCGAAGTATTCCTTCAAGGGCTATGATGCGGACAGTGGCAGAGGCATTTATGAAGGAAATTTTCCGCTGGGTACGCCTAAAGCTGCCAAAGCAGAACGGATTCTCAGTTTGATTCAAGATGTCTGGAGTAAAGCGCCCATTGATCTTGTCATCAAAAACGCCGACGGGAGTTCCAGAACGATCCAGGCACAGTTCGATCCGACCTATGATGCACCTGGTGAAAACATTCGCACCGATGCCTCCAAGCTTATGGGCGGAAACCGTCACGGTTCGGCCTCAGAGCAGCGAGTCACGCTGGACCTGGCGGACGATTATTATCAAATCGCTGCCGAGGCTAAATACAACTATTCCATGCCCGAGACAGGAAAGACCTCTCCTACTCATCGGGGCGTAAAGGAGTGGCATTACTTTATCAATGACATTCTGTTTCAGGAATACGGCAAGAAAGAAACCACCCCCTACCGCGTCACCGTCAACGTCAAAGAGCGGAATGACGGCAGCTTTGTCTACAGCTTCAACGCGGAAAGGCAAAAAGAAAGGCCGAGCACCCGGCGGACTTTACATGCCGACGTAAACCAATCCGGCAAAACCGGAGAGGCCAATGCTCAACCTTCTACGACCAGTATATCCAAAACCGGCGGAGAAGTCAACACGCAATTTGATGCGGCGCGCGGCGCGAGGTATTCCATTCACAAGCAGTTCAGCCAGGATATCCGGGCATGGGATGAGGAAGGACAGCCCGGCGGGGAGCAGTTTATTCTGGGCAGCACCGGTCCGGTCCTGCAAGGCCTTGGGGCCATTGAGAGCGACATCTACATGAACGGGGACAAGATCAGCACGATTCTGGAGCAGCATCCGGAAATGACCATTCGGGAGATTCAGCGCATTCCTGAGATTCTGGAGGACCCGGTGCTGGTGCTCAAGAGCAGGAATGTGGGTGGGTCCGCACGTAACAGTCGCCTGGTCATGTTTGGCTCTGTTAAGGCCCGGGACGGGCGGCCTGTCATGTGCGTGCTTGATCTGCGGCCCACTGAAAACGGGTTTTTGCTGGACGATATGCAGAAAGTGACCAGCGCCTACACCAAAGATACTAACCCGGTCGGCTTTATCACAAACAGCGGTGTGCTTTATGCGGATAAAAAAAGAACCGCCCATCTGCTTTCGGCTATAGGCTTCCATATGCCTATAACCTGCAATCAAGGCGGTTACGTTGGTAGTATAACCTATGAGCACGGAAATGTCAACCTGACCGGAGAGAAATTTTCCGACGTGGTGAGCACGGAGGTCCAGGCCTCCGAGGCGGAGCAGATGCTGACGCAGCAAAATACCGCCCGGGAGGGCGGCGAGGCAAGGTATTCCCTAAAAGAGTTTACAGACGGCCGCCGCTTTGTGGACGTAGAAGCCGATCAGGAACGTTTTGATGGGCTGAATGAGCGAGAGATGGGGCGTCTGGCGACCAAAATTATTCGGGAGAAGTTCGTCGGAAAGGTTATCGGCCTGGATAACCGGGTCTTTGTGAAGAGCCGGAGCGCCAGCGAGTACGGTTTTCCCGTGAAGCATCTTGACCCCGATGCACACAATGCGAAAATGCGGGCCTCTGCTGAATTGGACAACCTCATGGACGCCGGTACTAATTTCCGCATGGAGCCGGACGGACGGGACGGACACGTTCACGCAGATGCAGTCGGAGACTTCCGGTATTTTGACACCACGTTTAAGGTGGGCAATCAATATTATACCGGAGTGATTAACCTCCTGCCTACAGAACGCGGTATTGTTTTGAAAGATGTGACGCAAATAAGAAACATCACGCAGGCCATCAGCGGTTCTTACGGAGAAAATCCCCAGGCCACAATCCTACGTGATGCTTCTATGAGCAGTATATCCAAAAACGACGAAGGTGTCAACACGCAATTTGACGCAGTGGGCGGCGAGGCAAGATACTCTATCAAGTATGACCGGGACAATACCCCATACGTGGAGGTGGAAAACGACATTCTGGAGGGCGTGCCCAGGAACGAATGGGTCAGGACGGTCAAGGAGAACCTGCGCAGAAAGTTCCCGGGAGGCGTGAGCATAGGGAACAATGTGATTCAAATTACCGGCAAAAGCCGAGGGGAAATGACTTTCTCCAAGTATATGCAGAGCCTTATGAGAACGGACACAGCGCTGTTTGCAGACAAGCTGCGGGCAACGAACAACGCGGATGAAATTTTGAAGGCTTCCCAGGATTGGGTGAACGAAGCACTTATGCACCCAAGGAAAGATACAATTCAAGAGTTCGCAAGGGGATCGGCACAGCTGCGAATCGGGGCTTCCGATTATACAGCGCAGGTCGTTGTTGCAAAGCGTTCAGACGGGAAGCTGCTGCTGTATGATATTCTGGCGCTTTCTCCGACCGAAATTCAGGCAAAAGAACAAAAGTCCGATGCGGCGATATCCAGGAACCCGTCACCGGGAACCGGAAGAAGCACCGCATCAGGCTTTGAGACCAGTATAGCGCAGGATGATAGTGAAGTCAACGGGCAATATTCGCTCAAAGGGCGGTCATTTACAGAGGACAAATATTTTGCACGGCAGATTGACCACTGGGATGCGCTTGCGGACGGGGCCAGGATCAAGGTGGGGACCGTACGCGGCGGCAGCGCGCTTCATCAGGTGGGCCTGCCGGCTTCTGACCTGTACTTCGACACCGGTAAAATCAAAAAGGCAATGTCGAAGCACGCAGACCATCTAAGCGCGGAAATCCTAAAAGGAATCCCAGACCTGCTGAATGACCCGATCGCCATTGCCGAGTACGGCGGCCCGGATGGGCGCGTCAAAAATACAGTCAATGTCTACGGAAATCTTTTCATAGGGGATACACCGGTGGTTGTGGGCGTGGTGATGCATCGGGACCGTGCTGGACGAAATGCAATCAACAATATCCGCACCATCCATGCCAGGAAGGATTTTGCCAAGCAAATTACGCCGGAGACCCTTCTCTATCTGAACGAAAACAAAGGGAAAGTCCGCAGTTGGTTCCAGGTCTGCGGCAACCTAAACGTGCCGTTAGAGGGAATCAAGTACGGACTTATCCGCAGTATAGCATTTGACGACGGTTCTGTCAACGGTGGATTTTCTGGAAAGGATGCGGGAAATGCCGCCTGGAAGGGCGGCGAGGGGCGATATTCGCTGAAAAAGTATAGTCCAGAGCAAATTAAAAATTGGGCTGGAAGCAAGAGTATTATGGTCTATCAAGACCAGGCCCAGCTCCGACGGTTTATTCAGAATGCCATGGACGGCTATAACCTGGGAAAGAAGCTGTATTTCGGCGCAATCCCTGTAGACCTCGCCGCACGCATCAAGGCGGATACCGGGGTGGACGTTGAGGGGTATAACTGCGCGTTAGGGGCAAATGAAATCCGAAAAATATTTAAAGATCACGGAAACGGGCAGATCGAGAATCTTCGGGGGCAGCGGGCCATCACGATAGATGATGTTCTGTCCCTACAAGATATCATCCAAGCCCCGGATGATATCCGGCTGTCTAAAAAGCAATACAACGGAAAGCCCGCGATAGAGTTTGTCAAGACCATCAATGGACGAACGACGGTTGTATCGTATATGTCTGATAAACACATGGATTTAACGGTACAGACCATGTATTCCGGAAAAAATAAAGAGGGCCTTGCCACCCCGACAGGTGAACAAGCCCCTGTCAATACGCCCGTAGCGAGTAGTGGTACAGCCCTCGAAAACAGTATATTCAAAACCGATGGCGAAGTCAACACGCAATATTCGCTCAAAGGGGCGGTTCGGGCGTATGAGGGGAGAGCCTTGGCGGAGGATTCTGAACTATATAACTACGACTTCCTCACCTCCCTGCCGGATATGAAGGTCACAGAGCTGCCAAGCGTGGAGACTGTCCGCGACGCGGATGGAAAGATCAACACACGGGCCGTGGTGGATCTGGGCATGAAAAACGCCCGCGCCGTGGGAACGGAGCGGGACGGAAAGATCTTCATTCGGAACGATTACACTGGCCGAGCGCTACGCCTGGACGCGTCCAGCGTCCGCCATGGGCTGAACGGCGGCCTGAGTCGTCTGCTGACCAACGCCAGACTGGGCGCTGTCATCGGTGACGTGGTGAAAAACGCCGTGCCCATCAATGCGCTGCAAAATAAGGCGCAGGGCGTCGACGGTACCTATGCCATGGCTGCTTATGCGGCAGATGAGGCCGGACGGGAATTTGTTGCCATTGTTACCGCGGAACAGAGAAGCGGGAACATCCATGGGCTTGAGATCTACGATGTGACCCATGCAGTGAGCGGAAGACAAAAAAGAAGCGAACGGGCGGACACGAAGTCCCAGGGAGTTTACCCTTCCACGAACGCTTCTACGATTAAAATAGCAGATTTCCTGGAGATTGTCAAGGGTACGCACCAGAGCATTTTACCGCAGGATGTGCTGAATCATTTTGAAGAGGTGCGAAATCCCAGTGGATATTACACAGGACAGGCGAAGTTCTCGCTCAAGGGCGGTTTGGCGTACCTGGAGGAGGCGGGGCGTATCCAGGAGCAGGCGCAGAAGGCGGGATGGAGCGATGCGCAGCTGCGCGAGGCGCTGCACGGCGCGGTGGACCGAATGCTTCAGTCGCACGTTGAAAAATACGGCAGTATCCCCGCCGGAGAGAATCCCGCCAGGACCGTACAGGTCCCGAAGCGGACCGCTGCCGGCGAGAAGGTCTCCCGGACGGTGCGGACGATCCTGGAGGCAAAGGCCACGCCGGAGGAGGCCATTCCCTCCATCCGCGAGCTGGTGGCGAAGGGTGATTTCTCCTATGAGACCATCACGGACAGGGCGGCCATCGCCCGGGCGGAGGAAACCGTCACGGACAGGAGCTGGAACAGAACCATGCGCGACTGGGAGCGGGACATGAACGCCGGCAGGGTGAACAAAGACAACACCGCTCTGGGCTGGGCGCTCTACAACCACGCGGCGAACGCCGGCGACCTGGATGCGGCGATGGACGTACTCCAGCACATGGTCCGCAGCCAGCGCAGCGCCGCTCAGGCGCTCCAGGCGACCCGCATTCTCAAAAAACTCTCCCCGGAGGCGCAGCTTTACGGCGCGGCGCAGAGCGTGGAGGGCTTACAGCGGGAGCTGAACGAGCGCTACGGCGGCGGGAAAGCGCCGGAGCTGAAGATCGACCCGGAACTGGGCGAACGGCTCCTGGCGGCGGAGGACCAGAAGGGCCGGGACGCGGCGCTGCGGGAGATCTACCGGGACATCGGGCGGCAGCTGCCGGCCCGCTTCCGGGACAAGTGGAACGCCTGGCGGTATCTCTCCATGCTGGGCAACCCCCGGACCCATGTGCGCAATCTCGTGGGCAACGCGGGCTTTGCGCCGGTGGTGGCTGTGAAGGACCTGGCGGCTACGGGCATTGAAAAGGCGGTACACGCGGTATCCGGCGGAAGGCTGGAGCGGAGCAAGGGCCTTGCGGGTCTCGGCAAGCTGCTGCCGGCGGCATGGGCGGACTACGCCAACGTGGAGGAGGCGGCGCTGGGCGGCGGGAAATACGGCGACCTGCAAAACGCCAACCGGTACATCGAGGAAGGCCGCAGGATCTTTCCAGGGAGGAACCCGGTCAGCAAGGCCCTGGAGGCCGCGCGGAGGGCCAACAGCTACGCCCTGGACCGGGAGGATGTGTGGTTCTCCAAGCCCCATTACGCCTTTGCCCTGGCGCAGTTCTGTGCGGCGCACAGGATCACGGAGGCGGAAATCCGGAAGGGCAACGACCAGGTGCTGGCGGCGGCCCGGAACTACGCCATCCGGGAAGCCCAGAAGGCCACCTACCGGGACGCCAACGCCCTGAGCCAGGCCATCAGCGCACTGGGGAAGGACCATTCCCGCGGGAGGAACCCGGTCGGCAAGGCTCTGGGGACAGTGATGGAGGGCATTCTCCCGTTCCGAAAGACGCCGGCCAACATTCTGGCGCGGGGACTGGAGTACAGTCCGCTGGGGCTGCTGAAGGGCATCAGCTATGATCTGACGCAGGTGCACAGGGGCAACATGACGGGGGCGGAGGCTATCGACAACATCTCCGCCGGCCTGACCGGCACCGGCCTGCTGGGTTTGGGCGTCTGGCTGGCGGCGGAGGGGCTGGTGCGGGGGCTTGGCGCCGGGGACGACAGGGAGCGCGAGCTGGAGCGCCTGCAAGGCCACCAGGACTACGCGCTGGAGCTGCGGAACGGTACAAGTATAACGCTGGACTGGCTGGCCCCGGAGGCACTTCCCTTCTTCGTGGGCGTCAACCTCTGGGAGGCGACCCATGGGAGCGGGCAGAAGGCGACGCTCTCGCAGGTCCTGAACGCGGTGGGGAACGTCTCCGAGCCGATGCTGGAGATGAGCTGCCTGCAAAGCCTCAACGACGTACTGGAATCCGGCAGCAGGCTCACCTCCGACGGGCTGGGGGCGCTGCCTGCGGCGCTGGCCAGCGCCGCCACCAGCTATCTGACCCAGGCGCTTCCCACGCTGCTGGGGCAGATTGAGCGGACGGGCGAGGCGGAGCGGGAGACCACCTACACCGGGAAAAGCGCGTTTCTCACCGAGGATATACAGTATCTTCTGGGAAAGGTCAGCGGGAAGATTCCCTTCTGGGAATACCAGCAGATTCCGTATATCGACGCCTGGGGGCGGCATGAGAGCAACGGAAGCACCGGCGAGCGGGCGCTCGGCAGCTTTATCAACCCGGCTTACACCTCGAAGATTGAGGAAAGTCCGGTGGAGGATGAGCTGCTGCGGCTGTACAAGGAAACCGGCGAGGCCGGCGTGCTGCCATCCAGGGCTGAGAAGTATTTCATGGTGGACGGAGAGAGCAGGGACCTGACCGCGCAGGAATATGTACGCTACGCCGAGAAAAAAGGGCAGACAGCTCTCAAGCTGGTATCCGATCTGACGGAGTGGGATGGGTATAAGAACCTGGAAGACGGTGTGAAGACCGAATGTGTAAAGGATGCCTATACCTACGCAAACCAGAGCGCCCGCCACGACATTGACCGGCGGGCAAAGGAAGCCGCCTGGGTGCAGAAGGCCCGGACCGGCGAAGAAACGCACGGCATTCCGGTTTCCGTCTATATCCTGCTCCGGAACGAGGTGAACGACATGGAAAGCCTGAAGGACGAGGGCGGCGATCCCATCGCCTACAGCAAGAGCCTGCTTGTGATGCAGGCGGTCTACAGCTGGCACGGACTGACGGACGCGCAGCGGGAGTATCTGTTTGAGGCCTTTGAGGTGGGCGGCAAGGTTATTGCATACAACCGGGCCGCTGTGGATGAGACACTGCAAAGGATGCGGGCGAAGCAGGAGAAAGCGGGGTGAGGAATCGACATGAAAACGACCATCCGGGTGCGTGCAGCCCCCCGCCACCCGTCTGCGGCAGACGCCGGAGCTGGCGGAAGAAAATAAGAAAAGCCGCCCCCGTAACGGGAACGGCAGAAATTGACAAAATGCGGCGCTTCTGGTAAGATGGAGCTGCCTCTCGGGTTCCCCGCAAAACCCGAAGGATTTTGGGGGGGGGGGGGGGAGGACGGAGCAAACGCAGGTTTTGGCAGGAAGAGCAGCCT